TAAAAAAGATATAGAATTATCAAAATCAAGATATATTAAAAAACCAAAAATTTATAAAAACTAAATTTTTATAAATCGTGTCATTTAAAAGTGTCCCCGCTGTAAAAAATTCATTGTCAAATTGAGTAATATTTAAATAATCACCCAAATCTATTAATTTAAAAACATTTTGGATATAATTTGTATGAGTTGTCAATAAATCAATTTGTTCTCCAATTGTAACTATATTTTGTTCCATTATTTTAATTTGAGACTCGATATTGTAAATTGTTTTTTCTTGTTTGGATAATTTTATTTCTGTATTTTTTTTTAATACCAATTCTTTTGTTTCAATAGGTTTTAAACTAGACCAATATGAACTAGAACAAATATTCCAGTTATCATATTTAATTAAATCATTAGTATTGGTTAAATTTAAATGAGAATAAGCAAATGGATAAATATTTTCTGATGTTTTATATCCAATAAATTTTTTTAATTCAAATAAATCATTAATTGTTTGTATAAAATTACCGACTTTTTCATCGGATTCAAATATATCTGTGAATTTTGTTTCTGATGATATTTTTTGGGTAGGTTCTATCAAATTAGATTTAAAAGCGTGTTCTATCACATTGGGACTATATTTGATAATTGGAAGTTTACTAATAAATTGTTTTAACTTTATTTTCTTATCAATTAACTTTAAATTTTCTTCAAACATTTTTTTAATCGAATTTACTGATAGTTCTACATTTGTTGTAGCATATTCAAATGGATATAATTCTCCAACACTAACTTTTATTTTTATATTTTCTTCCTGATTTGAATTAGATGGTAATTTTGAATTAGATGCTAATACAGATTGAATGTTATAAGTATAGGGATGAACGAGGGTAAGGATTTTATATATATGATCTGTAAAAATAATATTTCCAGAAGCATAAAATTCTCCAATAATATGATAAGCCATTTCCCCAGTTCCAAATTGAATATCAATGACTCTATCCAAATTAACTTGGACAATAGATTCTAATCTTTTATTATTAATATGTTTTCTTAATTTTGAACAAAAAGATGAAGGAAAATCTTTGGTTGCTGAAAAATTATCTAGAGTATAAAATTTAGTCCCAGATTCAATTACCAAATATTTTTTTTCTGATTTATTTGAGTTAAATTTGATGCATATGGTTTTGGAATCAATATCATACACATTTAATACTCTAAATCCACTCCAATCAACTAATTCTGTTGTTAAAGCATAAATATCGTGTGTATTATATGTTTGTTTCATTTTAATGTTATAAAGGTATATATATACTAAATTAATAATCAATAACAAATATTTTCAATTTTTTATAATAAATATTTCATTTAAAATATCAAATATTTATTATAAATATTTATGGAACAATGTTATATTGATGTACTTAACAATAATTTTCAATTTAATAATTTTTTACAAATTGTTGATTATTATTTGATGAATTTTAATTTATTAGAAAATAATTCCAAATATAATTTTGAATGTAAATATGGATGTTTGGAATTTCATAAAAAAAATAATTCAAATATTATAGTACATGAAATATATATAAATGAAATGTATAGAAATAAAGGACTTTGTAAAGAATTCTTAAAATATCTAATTGATAATTCAATAACAAAACATCAAATTATCATACAGTCAGTATTATCCAAAATTCTTTATTATTTTTTATTGAGATTTGAACACAATGGATATAAATTTTATTTAAAAAAACAAGGTTTTTATTGTGGTAAAATATCTTTAAAAAATAATTAAAAATTTATACAATTTCTAAAAATTAATGAAGATAAATATGCAAAAAAATCAGGTATTGGGATATGTAAGTTTGTTTTGATATTGAATTGTAGTTCTTGGTAATTTATTGGTTTTTTCAAATTAATACAATCGGTAAAATCATATGAATTAATTAAAAATAATAATCTTGCAAAAACACACAATACACACGAACCTTCTTTTCCTTGATCTTTTAATTGTCTTTGAATAAAATTTATTTTCATTTTTGGATTAGACATTATAATATTATTCCATCTATCCGTATTTAATCTTTTTTTCCAAGGATCTACTATCCAAATATGTTCCAAGTCAAAATTTAATGGAGATTTAAATTCAGAGTAGGGTTCTTTAATATTTGTTTCTTGTATTACTTCCAAATCTGAATTTGAATCCAAATCCAAATCCAAATCCAAATCCAAATCTAAATCCAAATCTAAATCCAAATCTAAATCTAAATTTATATTTGGGTCACAATTGGTCTTATTAAATTTAATTAGTAAACTAGCATGACGATCCCAAGAAGTAATTCCAAATGTATATTTGGAATTGTAAAAATTATTTAAATCATTTGATAAAATTGCCTTTGGATAAACTAATCCAGATATATGAGGAAAAGTTTTTTCAATATATGTTAACATTTTATTTATTCTTCTAGTTGTAATACCATTTTTTTGAAAAATAAATATTCCTTGTTTAATTTTAAGTGGATTTAAATTAGAATTTAGTTCTTTTGGTTCAGAAACAAAAGAATATCCAATATAATCTGGTGGAATAATTAAAGGAATATTATCTGAACCAATAAGATTTGTTTTTTTTACATGAATATCCAAATCTCTTTTTAAAGTTCTTAAATATAATTCCAATAATCTTAAATTAACTGCTATTTGTACCATATATGTAACAATTTTATATGGATACCATTTTGAATTATTTGTTCCTGTTTTTGTTCTAATAATTTCTTTTTTTCCATTTGAAAATAAAATAAATGACGGTAAGTTAGCATAATGGTTTGCTAAATCCTTTCCTACAAAATAAAAATTTATTTCATTATTTTTCTTATGCACAAAAATATTGATATCAATTATATTGGCATCACCTAATTTAATACTTGTTAATATAAATGATTTTGAATTTTCACCAAATGTATCAAATTGTTTAATTTTGTTTATTAACTCATAAACTTGTTCTTTGTGTTCATTAAAATTTGTTTTTGCTGTTCTTGGATGAATACTGTTTCCAATTTCTTTAATTTGAATAGGAATATTTTTCCCCAATAAAATATCATTAATTATTAATTTCAATTCTATGGGATTTAAAAAAGAAGATTTATTTTCTAAAATTAAATTCATACTAATAAATTTTAATATAGGTTATAATAAACTCATATTATGTGTTACTTTATTAAATTATATATTCAATTTTTGTAAAAACATCAGCCATATTCAATTAACGGAACAAATAATGGTTATATTGTAATGAAAAGTAATAAAATAACTATTGAAGGTTTTTATGATGATAATCAAACTCATACTCCTCCAAATACACATACAATTAATATTAATAATATTCCAAATTACCGTGGTTTAACACAAAATGGTACTGGTTCTGGTGGTAATTTTACTGCTGGTTCAGGATATTCAAATATAACAGTACAAAATATTAATCTTACAACTTCTGGCTCAACAACATTATATACTTCTTCTAATAATGAATCTGGATGGATTTGTCAATCATATTGGAGTGGAATTACTTCATTAACAAATAATTTAGTCTATAGATGTTCATCATCCGGATTAATACCAAATTATGCAGGAGGAATAATTGGAGTTTATTCAGGTGGTATAGCATTGAAATGTTTTTCAACTGGTGATCTTGGTCAACAATCAGGTGGTATTTATGCTGGAGCTTGTTTTGGAATAGCAAGTTGCTGTTATTCATCTGGAAATTTTAATGGTGAAGGTTCAGGGGGAATTTTTGGTAATGTTTCAGATTCGGGTTCTAAAGCAATATGTTGTTATTCGAAGGGACAAATTAAAGCCAATAATGCTGGTGGAATATTTGGAGTTAGATCTTCTGCTAGTGGTACAAATTCTTATTGTTCAAGTACACTCACATCTGGATTATCAAATGTTGGAGGTATCTTTGGTAACAATACAACAAATGCTATTGATGCTAATCACTGTTATATCCTTCAACCAAATTTTATAGGAGGAGGGTCTGGTACCACCACTTCGATAACAAATAGTTTTGCTCAATCAAATGGTTCTTGGTCTGATACAAATGCCAATAAATATTTATTATGGGGTCCTAATAATTCTGGTAATATTTGGACTTCACCATCAGCAAATAAACCATATAATTTATATCCATTAAATAACATAGTACCTTTTACTATTAGTAGTAATAATTTATATCCTATTGTAACTCTCGGCTCATCAAGTTTTTCTGCTCAAACAATTAATTTATCAAGTAATAACTTTATACCAAATTATACTGTTACTTGGAATATAGATAATACCTCTACAGCAACTGGAACTTTTAATGGTAATAATTTCACACCCACAAGTATAGGAGTTATTAAAATTTATGGAACTATAAATCCAATAATTAATGGCAATAGAATATATAGTTCTAATGATGGTTCAATAAATTTACCTTGTAAATCAAATACATTATTAATTATAGCAACTACTGCATCAAGTTATAATTCTCAAATTACAGATCCATCTGTGTCTATAACTAATTCAAGTTCTTATACTTTTTTAAATCCAAATGAAAGTAAAACAATATCATCACCACCAAATGATAATAATATAGAAGTTATTAAAACTTCACCATCTTTTCCTGCAAGTGCTACATTAAATGTTGTAAAAAAAACAAATAGTGATGGAACTGAAATATTGCAATTTCAAATGTATAATCCTTCAGGACAAATTATAACTAATTCTCCTGGAACAGATACAAGATATTTTATCTACTATAGCACATTAAAAAAAATCAATAATTTAACTAATGCCAATAGTACTCCAACACCCATATCTTTAATTCAAAATGAAGTTATACAAAATTCAGCTTACATTGAATATATTGGACAAAATCAAATAACAGGTTTAAATGATTATGTAATAAAACAATAATGTGATTTTTATTTTAATCCTAATAATGCTCAAACATTAATTATCACAGTAAAAAATCAAAATATTAACTATAGCGAAAAAAATAGAAGTATATTAAGTTTATATAATATTGTTGGATTAAATTCACCTGATACTATTGATAAAGTTACCATTGGATTTAAAAATTTAACATATATTCCTGGTGGTGTTAAACCAGGTAATTATATAAACTATTTAAACGTATTAAATATAACTGGTATAGGAATTAATAAATATAATATATTATATAATCCAGGCACATTAACTATAAACAATGATTGTTATGAAAACAAAGATAAATGTTCCAATTCAAAATCTGGTAAAAAAAAATCAAAACACCATAAAAAATAAATATTTACATAAACCTAACTAAATATTTTTTAAAAAATTAATATATATGAATTATTTAAAAAAAAAACAAAAGAACTTATAATTGGATTGTTAATTGGAGATTTTATAACGGCTTTTTTTCATTGGTTTGAAGACACATATTTAGAACCCAATAAGATTAAAAATAAATTTTTACATAAAATAGCTATAGATAATGAAATGCACCATTTTATTCCTAGAAGCATATTATCATTTTCTTATTTTGAAACAATTAAAACTACTACTTTTTTAAGTTTGATTGTGTTGGTTTTATTAAATTTATTAGCTAAAAATTTTTTAAAAAAATATTTTTTATCAATTATGGTTTGTTTATTACACCTTTTTCGGTGAAATCTGGGACACCTAAAAAGCGTAATTGCACTCATAAGAGCGTGATAATACTTGACCCTAGAAATTATCAATTGTTAATCATTTGTTTAGTTAATTTTATATCATTAGGGTTATTATCTTTTATTAAATTAAAAGACCTTCTATATCTTAACGGTCTTTCTTTAAACTTTATATGATGATTTACTATTTTTATCATATTATTTACGGCATTTTCATCACGGTTTATACATCCACTCTGTTTGTTTTCCATTTTATATGTTAAAACTGAATGTAATTTTCTTTCTTTCCT